GTACCATTCAGGCTTGAATCGGTCTTTTAATTGGTTGAACAATAATGCGGTTTCTACGCGATTTGGCAGATCACCGCCTTGTTCTTTTGCCCATTCCATAGCTGATTGCCAGTCAGTATCATCATGATCGCCATCGAGCAGGATGATATGGTTGCCGGTACCGTCCGGATTGATAATTGCCCCGGCGTATATTTCGTTTTGTTTAAGTTCTGGTGTTGTGATTTGTTTCATTACTTTCTCCTTGTTGAATTAAATATACTGCTTACATAGTCTGCAAAACATCATTTTGTATGGCTCAGTACAGCCGCAATGTGGGCATTTGAATTTATGTATCATGACTAAAGTCCAGCTAAGCTCTCATGCGGCTTTAAATTACTTTTTGACACTCGACGCTGTTCCACTTCTACCCCCCCCAAGGACGGTAATTGATGAAATAGCATTTGTCTGTTTCGCGCTCAATCGTTACAACTGCATTCTTTAATTCAGAATTGACGCCAACATATTCAAATAAAGATTGATCCATGATTAATCTCCTTGCTGTTCAATCAGAATGTCGATGAAATGCCGCGCTTTCTTCAAGTCCTGAATGCCATTCTTGTTTTTCCAGCGGCTGATGTACTTGACTACGCTGCCTTCGATGAAGCTCAGGTTATTAGCTGTGATGTATTCAATCGGCTGTATTTTCATGCGCTTATAGTGGTCGCCGCCTTCTTGTACATTGAGCGCAGATTGGGCTTTCTCGATCCATTCATTAATCATTGGCCCTACCTCATTAGGCAAGTGTTTCAATTTAACTATTGGTGCTGCAGCTTCATGATGTTGTTCAAGCGTGGGCACGGTTGTATCAATGATCTTTTGCGCTTTTTCTTTGCGTTTAAGATAGTCAGCCTCGGTGTAATAGCGTTTAGCTGATGATTTGCTTTCACCTGGCAGCTGCAGATCGTTGCATCTAGTAAAACCGCCATTACGAACCACATATTCGATCATGACTGTTGCTTTTTTGGCTTCAGCAAGGTCCGTTGTGTTATTAGTGACCTTAGCCACTAAATCATCGTGATTAATGCCTGGGTAGTCGGTAATAATTTCACGTATCAATTTTGCTTTTGAAGTTTTCTCTACAGTTTTCATTTGAATATCACTTTCTACTGGTTTAATCACTGGCACGTTGTAAATGCTGATCGTTTCTATTGGCTTAATCTGGCGCAACGGCGGAATAGGCAATGGGGGTAAGTTCTTTGCCATTTCTACTTGCCTCCTTGTAGGGCATACAGCCCGCCCTGATTCCGTGATGCGGTAAATGTTCTTTTGAAATGTCACGTACCCATTAGAAATCACGTTGCTCATGGCGTATGCACCGGAAAATCTCTCATAAAGCTCTGATGGGTCCATTGGCCCAGCACGTAATGCCTGCAGAACCTTTATGTCGTTAGTGCTTAATTTTGTGAGGCGGCGTTGTGGGCGGCTCATGCGCGACGTTCTTTCTTCATGTCTGCAACAACCTGTGCCATAGTTCTAGCTTGTGGTACCGGGTTGTATGAAATGTCTATGCTTAGTACATCTTCAATTTCAGCGTCTATTGATTTATGTTTAATCACTTTCTTATGCGCCCACATGCTGGCTGTGATACCAAATGGCCCTGCAATTAGATAAGCAGCAATATCAAGTTCGTCTGCTTGCGGTACTGTTTTGAATAGCACCAAGTTAGCCAGGCCAATGGCAAGGCTGGTGAAAAATGCGGCCTTGTAGTGGCCGTTATTTACATTCAGGCTCTGAAAGCCTAGTGCGAATACTAGGGTAAACGTACTGGCGAAAATGAGTAGGGCGGTGATCATGGTGTAGCCTCGGCTTTGGCGATGGCGGCGTTAATTTGCGCAATGTCATACGCCCATGATGCACCTTCCGATTCCAGCAAACTGTCCCGCGCGGCTTTAATTTCAGCCAGCAGTTCGTCGCGTTGTTCTCGCATCAATATAAAATTGTTTGCAGGAACAACGCCATGAGCCAACTCATCTTCACGCAACCCAGCACACACATTCACACACGCAACGATGCGGCGTGCGTCTGCCGCATTCTCTGTGCCGATACTAGTGTTTTCGTTGAGCCAGTACATTTTTGTGTTTGGATGAATAGTTTTATGTAGCTCCGCTTTCCACGGCTCTTTCGTATGCTCACTCATGCTGTCGCTTCCTTTTTTTGAATCTGCTGTATCGCAACTAGCTTTTTTCTTGCCTCTTCAATGTTTTTGATATGATCCTGAAGTGCAACTATTAATGCGCGCGCATTAGATTCATCCAAAAAACAAGTTGTAGAAGCATTGCCGGTTTCAACCCTGATGCTTGCCAACACTTTAGATTCACTCCATTCACTCGGCTGGCTAATCCATGCCGCAAAGCTGAACTGTGTATCGCTAAATACAACGCTATGGTTTTGAAGTCCGCTCATAGTGTTAACCCCGCATAAAACCAAGCGCGGCGAAAGCTATAGCCGCAATGTTTCATGTATCTGCGAGTGCTTTGAAGGCGTTTAATCAATCTTTTCATCTTACAACTCCTTGATATAGGGCTGTTTCACGTGCTTTATGAAGTTCAACAAAGCAGGTTGGCTGCTGTGCTTGAACAAGCACAAATAAAGAATCTGTTTTGAATAAAGGGAATAGGGCAAAAAAAATGCCGCCGAGTACGGCAAACCAGATCAGAAGACATAAGCCATCAAGCATAAAATTTATGATTCTCTGTTTCATAGCTTGCCACCACTGGCGATATAGATCACTGCAACCATGGCAAGAACATATAAAATCCATAACGAATCCATGATTAGGCAGCCTCTGGACTAACGTGTGTTTGGCGACGCTCATGTGCTGCGGCATGTAGTTGAACAACATTGCTTGGCTTTGGATCAGGCTTATGCACTACGCGCAGGCCAAGCTGTTTGGCTTCTTGAATAATTGTTTCAATCGTGCGGATGTTTGTGTTTTCTGGTAATTGCATCATGTCGTCACCTCAAATGTTTTGATACCAGTACGTTTTCGGTACCGGGGCTGACTTTGCTTTAATAGATGCCAGCCTGTTTAAACAAATTTCCAGGGCTTTATTGGCCATGGCGCTATCAAGCGTGTAACCTAATCGACCTAGTTGAGTGCTGTTAAATGCGGCTTGAAGCTGTGCTTGTGTGTGCATTTTCAAAACTCCCCGTAGTGGTTTATGGGTGACGCTTTGAAATAATATACAACTATGGTTATATTAATGTCAACAACTTTGGTTGTTTTTTTTATTGACTATATAAAAATTAGATAAAATATTTAATGAATGCAGGCGAAAAAAAACCGCCAAAAGGCGGTTTTTGTAAGGGGTTAATGTTTACCTATACGCGTCAATTAGTGCATTTGTCCATTGGCGCTCTGATATTATGCATACATCTACTTCATCTTCGTCTCTTAATTTAATAGCTTTTTGAATTTTCCGGCCATAAGATTCTGTTGCCCAAAATGGGCTTACCATACTTCCAATAACAAGGTAGTTTAAATTTTTAGTTACATTATCAAGTGGCATTGCCCCTAAATTTAAAACAACTCTTTCACACGATGCTCTTGTGCCATACATGAAAAGTCCTGTAAAACAAAAAGTCATATTATTAAAAAATATAGATGGATCATCATCAATGGGTAGCGCGGGGGCTTCTACAGCAGCAGCTCCAGTCTCATTAAAATAATTACCTGTAATCTGCTGAAGCATTTGCATTAAAGCAATGCGTTCTTCATTTGTAATTATTCCATCTTTTATTATTTCTTTAATTCTGAAATGTATGGCATTAGCTGGCCAATGCCTACATATAGACTCATGTTCTAATATCCAAGTTTTTAAAAAAGAAATTTCTTTGTCTGTAATAACTTCATCAGCAATAATTCCTGTACATATTCCAAGCAGTGTTTGGATTGACCTGGTATCTATGCGGAGTAACAGGGATTGTTTTGCGGTTGTTGATAAATTAGGAAAGTCATTATTTGTGCAATTAATATCCATTTCTATCCTTTATTTTTTCGGCTTTTACCTGAATAAATTACAACGCCACAAATAGTGCTGGTATTAGGTACAGTAATAATTCTGTTGGGATAGTCTGGATTTAACGCTAAAAGGAATTTACCCTCTTGCGTTATTTGTAGTCTTTTGAATGTTGCGTTGCCAGTTTCATCACGCACTATAACGTCATCATTGTGCTGCGCTTGTACTTCTGGATCTACAAATATATGCCAGCCTTCCTGGTATTCTGGAGACATAGAATCTCCAACTACTCTTAATGCAAAAGTTTTACTGCTGTGCGGAGTTCCACAAATTAGCCACTCTTCTGCATCTTCAACGCTATAAACATTCCCCACGTCACATATCTCCCCAGCGCGTACCCATGAAATTAGTGGGCATCTTTTTATTTCAATATCAGCAAACTCCACATTGACGTTTTTATAACCGGTTAAATTTGTCTGTAATGAATTCGTCGGATTGTTATTTTCTTTCTTCATTTCCCCAATGCCAGTAGCTAGCCATTCTGGACTAACTCCACAAACCGATGCAAATTGAACGGTGTATTCTGACCCCTCGGCCTGCCCAATTTCCAATTTAGATATATTGGCTTGAGTAACACCAACTTTATCCCCAAGTTCGGTTTGGGTTAGCTTTGCGCTAACGCGCGCACTTTTTAATCTTTCGCCATATTTCATATCGTAGTTTATACAACTTAAATTGTTTTCTGTAAAACAACTATAGTTATTGACATTAATATAACTATGGTTGTATTCTATGCACATGAGTAAATCATTTTTAATAAAAGCCGTTGAAATATTGGGCGGGCAAGTCGCAACTGCCAAGTCTCTTGGTGTTGCACAGGCACACGTTTGGGCGTGGATAAATAAAACAAAAGATGGCATTCCGCCTAAAAATGTAATTGCTGTTTCTAAAGCTACTGAATGGAAAGTTACGCCTCATGAGTTACGCCCTGATTTATATCCGCACCCTATGGATGGTCTGCCTGACCATCTAAGGCTTGGTGCAACTGTTCAAGATTTACCACCGGCGCACGGTCCGGAGTGTTGTGCAAGACCGACAACACTAAGTATGTAACCGCTGCTATGACTACAAGTCGCATTGTGCATCTTCCTTAGTTAATCCACTCAGCCAGGTAATTTTGGTTGAGTGGCTTTTTCTCTGGTTTATTAAGTTTTCTTAATTACAGGATGCATTGTTTTAAAACAGTTGTTTACGTTTATTTATAAGGAAGATTAACGTGAAGATTACACATTTAGCATATCGAATCGCGCATGAGTATCGCGGCGGTGTTGTTGCTTTAAGCAGCATGATGGCAAAGAACGATAGGGTGATGGCTAGTAAGCTGAACCCTAACATTGATACTCACCACCTGACCATTGAAGAGCTGTCAATGCTGGCTGACTTCACTAATAGCAATATCGAGGTAGCTCAATACTTTGCACAGAAACAGAATGCGGTAGTTGTTGAGATGCCTACTATCCCGGCTGATGGTGATATGTCGTTGCTCGATAACTACATGGACATCATGAAAGAACTTGGTCAATTGTCTACCGAGTTTCAGTCAGACTTTGCTGATGGCAATATCAATACTAAAGAGTTTGAACGGATTGCCCATCATGTTTCACAAGTGCAAGCCCGGCTATCAGCATTCCAGTATTCAGTTAAAAGAATTGTGCGATGACTGACATCTACGATCAGGCCACCGAGCGCGAGATAAGAGATCGCGAACTGGCGCTGGCTAACATAAGAGCAAGTGCCGGCACTCAGCCAAAGCTTACAGCTAATGGCAAGTGCTACAACTGTGCTGAGACTGTTGGCGATGGCGCTACGTTCTGTGATGCAGATTGCCGTGATGACTGGCAATTGCGCACATCACGTAATAGATAACCCCGCACCCCTCATTAAGACTCAAGAAAATGCGGCTGAAAAACATAAAACTTAATACCAATGTTATGAATTTCTCAAGGTACTCCCTGGAGTTATTCATTACGGGTCGAAACGATCGCGAAATGCCGCTAGGTTTTGTAAGTTTAAGTTACTGAAATTTTACGGATGCAACTATGGCTATCATCAATATAAAAACGAATTTTAAAGATGTGCAGAAAAGCCTGGATAAATTAAACAATACTCTGCAGCAGAAAATAGTGCCAGCTGCATTGAATAAAGTAATTGCGAAAGCAAATACTACGATGGTTCGCGAGATCACATCAGAATTTAATATTAAATCAAACGAGGTGCGCTCGAATTTAAGAGTGATTCGCGCACAGCGTGACTTTAGCAAGTGGTATGCAAAGCTTGACCCGTTCGCAAAAAATAAAAAGGGGCGCGGTCTGAACCTTATCCGCTTTACAGAAAATAAAGTCAGCCTGGCTGAAGGTCGTCGCCGTGCTAAAGCTGGAACAAAGCAGGATCTAAGATTCCAGATTAAACGCGGGGCAGGTAAGAAAACCATTAAAGGTGCATTCATTGGAAACCAAGGCCGCACGGTCTTTGCACGCACCGGAAAAGACCGTTTGCCAATTAAAGCACTTACAACCATCGATGTTCCTCAAATGTTCAATACGCGCCGCATTAATAAAAAAGTAATTGCGCGCATCAATGCAGAAATGTCGGTTGAATTTGAACGTGCAATCAAAGCAGCTCTACTGGGTACATTCAAATGAGTACCTGGATCAATTACGATGATGTATTAAACACGCTGATCAGTCATGATTTTGTACTCAGTGGACTTGATGTTGGCGTGATGCGTCGCATTAAGCGTGATGGCCATAAGCAAAAGGGCTGGTATATCGTTCATGAGATCACCCTGGATGATGGTCGCCATGCACTGATTGGTTCTTTTGGGTACTGGTTTGGCGGTGATGCTTTTATTGAAAAGATTGCACCGGGTACCGATGTTAAGTTGAGTAAAGAGCAACTGGAAGCTGTAAAAAAACAGCATGCGGATGCACAGAAAAGAGCCAAGTTACAGCGCGAACAGGATGCTGCAAAAGCTTCTCACATGGCAACTGTTGCCTGGTATAAATATGTGCAAGAAGGTGAGAGCAGTTATTTAACCCGCAAGGTTGTCAGGGCGCACGGACTTCGATTCGCGCCATCCGGTAACGGTACGGTAGCAATCCCGATGAAAGATACTAAAGGCAAGATTTGGGGATTGCAGATCATACGCGGGAAGGACCGTGGCAACAAACTTGAGAAAGAATATTGGCCAAAAGGCTTAAACAAAAAAGCGCACTTTCATTTGTGCGGCAGTGTTACTTCACTTACACCCATTATTTTAATTGCAGAAGGTTACGCCACTGGTGCCAGCATCTATCAGGCAACAGATCTACCCGTTGCAGTTGCCTTTGATGCAGGTAATCTGATTGAAGTCGCCAGTGCGCTGCATAAAGAATATCCGCGTGCGCGCATTCTGATTTGTGCTGATGATGATTACCTATCTGAAGGTAATCCCGGATGCAAGGCCGCTGAGTCAGCTGCGCTTGCAGTTGGCGGTGCATGGATTAAACCAGAGTTTCCATTTGACCGTGAAGGTAAGAAGCTCACAGACTTTAACGACCTCGTAAACTTTCCTAACTGCTCAGAAAGCACCATTGCGGTGCAAATCACAGACAAGCTTAACCAGCTTGGTTGGGTTTTAAGCGCCCCGCGCGCGGGCGCGATACAGCGGGGGGGTGGGGTAAGTGATGCTCGCAGCACATTAAAACCATTACTGGATGTTACTGAAGCGGTAGAGCGTTACAGTTTGATTTATGGTGCCGGTGGCACGATGTACGATCATCAGGAATCCAGCCTGATACCTAAATCTGACGTATTGGATATATGTGTTGATCACGCCTGGCGTGAATGGAAGCTGCATCCAATGCGCAAAGTGGTACGTTTGTCTGAAGTTGGTTTTGATCCTACTGAAAACGATAAGCATATTCTTTGCAATTTGTGGGGTGGTTGGCCTACTGAGCCTAAAAAAGGACAGTGCGGCATATTACTAAGCCTGCTTGAGCACTTATGTAGCGGTGAAGAGTCCGGCAATAACGATATATACCAGTGGGTTTTAAAATGGCTGGCTTATCCAATTCAAAACAAGGGCGCAAAAATGCGCACGGCTCTGATATTTCACGGACCGCAAGGGGCAGGTAAAAACTTATTCTTTGAAGCTTATGCTCAGCTGTTCGGTAAATATTCACGCATTGTTGGTCAGGCTGAGATCGATGACAAGTTCAATGATTGGGCCAGCGGTAAATTATTCATGATTGCCGATGAGGTTGTTGCCAGGCAGGAACTGTTCCACATAAAAAACAAAATCAAAGCGCTGATCACTGGCGACACGATCCGCATCAATCCAAAAAACGTGGCAGCACATGATGAAAAAAACCATGTGAATATCGTTTTCTTATCCAATGAGAAACAGCCTCTAGTGCTGGAAAAAGACGACCGGCGCTTTGCAGTAATCTGGACCCCCGAAAAACTGCATCCAAACTATTACTCTGATGTAGCTGAAGAAGTCAAAGAGGGTGGCATCGAGGCTTTGCATGATTATCTGCTGCAGCTGCCGCTTGGTGATTTCAACGAGCACACCAAGCCGCCGATGACAAAATCAAAACAAGACCTGATTGATATCAATCTTGAATCTGGTGAGCGCTTTTTGCAGGAATGGATACTGAATGAGTTGGATCTGCCAGTTTGTCCGTGCCTGAGTGAGGACTTATACAAGGCTTATACGGATTGGTCCAAGCGAAACGGCGTAATCAGGCCGCGTGAATTAAATCAGATCATCGGAAATATTGTTAAAACTAACGGCTGGTCTCGTAGTAAACCGCGTATTTATTCTGATTATCACTTCACTGGCGAAGTAAAACAGCGTGCTGTGATCTTCCCGCCTGCTGAATTTTACACAGAAAAGCAAATAAAAACGGCTGACTTAACTGAATCGCAATGGGTTACAACTTGCGTTTTGGACTTCAAAGAAGCATTAAGGCCACGAAATGACAATTAATGTGACGGGTGTGACGGGGTATGTGATGGGGTATGTTACGGGCAAACACCGCATTTTTATTGGCTTGTTACTGGTGTTACGGGGTTTTGTGCATGCGCGTACACGTGAGGATTATTATTTATTAAATACTCTATTAAATAAATATATTTATCACGCACACGGAAAACACCCCGTCACACCCGTCACACCCGTCACACGCCTTTATACATGCGGCTTGCGGATGTTACGGGGTACACATGACCCCATCACACCCCATCACAACACTTATTTATCATGAAAGAAAAGAGTATTAGTGAAGTAGTAGGGGAATTTAAAGAAGCTTTTGGCTTGGTTGAATTTAAAGCGACTAACAATGAAACAGGACAGGTTGGTGGAAGCAGGAACTGGAAAGAGTCACCTAAAGCTAGATTAGAAATTAGCGGCGCTGATTACCTGGCACTCGGAAAGTTGGGGAAAGAGGTACCAGCTGAAGGTGTGATTGCAGGATTATTAAAAATTGAATTAGGCAAACGATAAATGACACAACAAACATTAAAGGCAATGGCAGACAAAGCGAAATGCGAAGGGATAGGCTGCGCGTTTAAACATTCATGTGGCCGTTACCTTAGACCCGAAGCAGAAAACCAGTCATGGGCTGCGTTTTATGCGTTTGCTGATGATGATTGTAATGAGTTTGAACCGGTAAATAACTTAAAGGATGAAGCATGTCAGTAGAAAATATTGCTATAAATCTTGAGATCGGTAATGCATTAGGACTGAATATTGATCGTTTAGTTGGTTTTTCTTTGGTTGTAAGTGCTCATAACTTGCCAGTAGTTAATGCAATTTATTTACCAGCAAAAGATTTTGACGCTGTTATTTTAAAACAATTTCAATTAACAAAAATTAACTAATGACCACGGAACGTAAAAGCCAATTTGCAAAGCGCATCAACCGCGCACCAAGCTACGTCACCGAGCTGATTAAGCATGGCCGCATTGTGCTGACCAAAGATGAAAAGCTTGTTCAAGTCGAAGCGTCGCTGGCAAAAATTGAACAAACTGCCAGCGGCGCAAATCCAGTGGTGGCAGCAAGGCATGAGGCCGCACGTAAAAGCACAAAGCCAGCACGTAAAAAACGCAAAGCCGCTGAAGTTGTTGATGGTAGCCGCCAGCATTATGAGCGTGAGACTCAGGCGCTCAAAAATAAATCGAAAGAATTAAATTTTGACCTGGCATTGGGCAAGCGTTTCATCATCGGTGACGTGCGCCGCGAAGCTTTGGCGCTTGGCAATACACTACGCGCTACGGTAGAACGCCTGATTGATCAGACAGCCCCGCGCTTAAGCGTGATGACTGATGCAAATATGCGTAAGCAGCTGCTGCAGGATGAATTAAAGGTATTGAGAACGGTAATAAAAGCTGAGTTTCCACGTGCCATGCGTCGATTAAAGAAAGGCAACCAATAACATGCTGAATATGGCGGATCTAAAAACAGAAGAAGCGCGCCTGAATGCTGAAATTGCCAACAAGGAATATGAAAAAGCATTAAACGAAAGCTGCACGTTTGAAATAGTGATCAGCTCCGCACTAAAAACCCGCGCACTCATGTTAAATCTGGTTAATCGTATGGAGTCGCGATTAATCAGCGCCATCGATGGCGAATACAATGAAACGCGCGTGCATTATCTGATGAGCGATTGCATGCTTGATTTAATGCGCGAACTCAGCAATCAGGTTGAAGCTGAAAACTTACCTTTACCAGCTTTCGCTGAATATTTTAAACGAGGTGCAAAGCCGCGTGATCTATTGACTGTTTCACAGTGGGCCGATCGCAACCGCTGGCTACAATCCGGTACCAATTCGCCAGGGCGCTGGAACACAGCTTTGACTCCATACCTGCGTGAAATTATGGATAGCTTGAGCGAGCACAGTCCGGTACGCAGCACAGTATTTATCAAATCTTCAGGCGTGGGCGGTACCGAGGCCATGTATAACTGGCTGGGTTATGTCATGCATCATTTGCAAAACAAGGATCTGCTGGTGGTAGTGCCTACACTTGAGTTGCGCGACCGTTCATTTAATCCGCGCCTGGCTAAAATGCTGGATGAAACTGAAGCATTATCTGAGTTAGTCAGCCATGCGAGCCGCAGTAAAACCAATCGCGGTGACCTGATGGAATATGGCGCACGCTCGCGCATTATCAAGGCTGGTGCTAACTCACCAGACAGCCTGCGTTCTGATCACTTGCCGTATGTAATTTGTGACGAAGTAGATGCTTTTCCGTGGGATGTAGGCGGTGAGGGTGATCCAATGACACTGATTGAAAACCGCCAGCGAACATTCAGCCGGGCAAAGTCTTACTTTGTCAGCACCCCGACCAATGACCAAGCATCACGGATTGAAATATTGTACAAGCGCAGCGATATGCGCCGTTATCACGTGCCATGTCCGCACTGCGGTGAATTTCAGGTGCTTAAATTTGGCGGCAAGGATAAGCCCTACGGCCTGAAGTGGAAAATGACACTGCCAAAAGAGGACGAGCCCGCCGTAGTTGAATCCTGCCAGTATCTTTGCGAGCACTGCGGTGTTTACATCGATGAAGGCCACAAAACCAACATGCTGACGCAAGGCCGCTGGATTGCGGAAAGACCCAGCATTAAAACAACGCGCGGCTATCACCTGAATGCGCTATATGCACCCATCGGTTTGGGTTTGGGCTGGAAATCTATCGCTGAAAAGTGGTTAAGCTGTCAGCACGATACCAGTGAGCTTAAAGCCTTTATCAATACCTACCTTGGCGAAGTATTTAAAGAAGAGGGTGAGGAACAAGATCCGGCCGCGTTGATCATGCGGCTTGAAGTCTACGAGAATCCACAGATTGCATTTAAAACGGCGGGCGTTGACGTGCAGAAAGACCGGCTAGAAGTCACGATAGATGGCTGGGGTAAAGATGAAGAAAACTGGACGCTGGATCACATTATTATTCCAGGCGACACAGTACAGCAGGAAGTTTGGGACGACCTGCATATTATTTTGACGGATGCCGGCATTCGGTTAGCTGCGATTGACTCCGGTTACAACACTAGCATGGTGTATGCATTTTGCGAAAAACGCAAATGGTGCGTGGCAGTGAAAGGCTTTGAAGGAGCTGGACGGCCACTGATTGAAGATGAGCGCAAACGCAAATCGCGCATGCGCATCAAGCGCAAGCGCGGCGTACATGTAGAGCCACTTGGGGTTGATCAAGGTAAGGCGCTTGTTTATTCACGGCTTAAGAATCAAAAACCCGGCCCTGGCTATATACATTTTCCTCAAGACTCTGCGTTTGATGATGAATACTTTGCACAACTCACGGCAGAAAAACTGGTAACTAAAATTAAAGGTACTCGCCCATTCTCAATGTGGGTAAAAACCCGTGCGCGCAATGAAGCGATTGACTGCAAAGTATATTCATTCGCGGCCATGCGGCTATGTGCAGTTGATTTAAGTAAATATGCATCAATTCCAGCGCAATCCGCGCCAAAACCACAGACAAAAATAATCAACCCGCCACCAGCGGCAATATCAAGGAATGACATTACCAGCAGAATTTTGAATAGGAGAGATCGATGAATATAGAACGCCGAGATATTCTAAGTAGAATTTTAGAGCGCGTAAGGGAAATGCAGCCAACGATCACGGAAGATCTGGCTATAAAAATTGAAGAACAGATTCGCCATGAATATGAAGGCGAACAAGTTTATATACAAAAAAAATCACATCAGAGCAGAACGCAGAAAATAAAACGCATGTTTACCGGCAACAATATACAAGAGGTGATGCGGGAATGCGGAGTTTCACATATGACGGTATATCGGGCTATCTCTCGAAAATAATTTTTTTAACAGTTTTTATTGGAAAAATAAAACATAAAGCTGTAAAAATGAGCAATCCTAAAAGGAATGCTCATGGCTTTTACCACAACCGATTTAGAAAACATTGAAGCAGCAATTGCAACTGGAGAATTAACAGTTTCTGTCAATGGCAGGACTGTTACATATCGCTCAATGACTGATTTACTTAAAGCGCGTGATTTGATTTCTGGCGCTCTACAGTCAGCCGGCACGATTGCAAAAGTTGCACGTACCTCTTATGTACAGAGAGGCCGCTCATAATGGCCTCAATAATAGATTCAATTATTGGCTATGTTAGCCCTGAAGCAGGTTTAAAAAGAGCGCGAGCACGTGCTGCTATGAATTTAGTCCAGCGCTCATACGATGGCGCAAAAACCGGACGTCGCACCAATGGCTGGACGACTGGCGGAAATTCTGCCAATGCAGAAATATCACCAGCTTTAACGCTGCTGCGTAACCGTTCACGCGACTTAGTGCGTAACAACCCCTATGCAAAAAAAGCCATCTCCGCTTATGTGAGCAATGCAGTGGGTACCGGCATCATTGCAAAAATTGACCATAGCGCTACCCAGAAACTATGGGAGAAATGGATTAAAGAATGCGACGCAGACGGGCAGCATGATTTTTATGGTTTGCAGTCACTTGCAGCCAATACCATTAAGGAATCCGGAGAGGTGCTGGTTCGTTTACGCTACCGATTACCAGCGGACGGCCTATCTGTGCCATTGCAGCTGCAAGTACTAGAGCCGGACTATCTGGATAACCTGAAAACTGAAACATTAAGAAACGGCGGCTGGATACAGAATGGCATTCAGTTTGACCCGTTAGGCCGCCGAGAAGGTTACTGGCTATTTAAAAGCCACCCAGGAGAAATATCCCCAATCTTAAATTCATTGGTGAGCGTATTTGTGCCGGCCTCTGATATTTTACATATTTATGAAAAAACCCGCCCAGGGCAATCAAGGGGCGTGCCAATGCTGGCAGCATCCATGCTAAAAATGCGTGATCTGGATGACTACGAAGAAGCGGAGCTGGTGAGAAAAGGCATAGAGGCTTGCTTTGCTGCGTTTGTCACTACGGGTGATGAATCTGCCACCATGGGGGAAAGCAGCACTGACGCAGATACTACGCGCAGGCTGGAAACCCTATCTGCAGGAATGATCCAGTATCTTAAGCCTGGAGAAGACGTAAGCTTTGGCGCACCAAGCTCATCCAGTGGTTATAACGAGTATATTCGTACTCAGCTACATGCGATTGCAGCTGGAGCGGGAATTACTTACGAACAGCTGACAGGAGATTTGTCGCAGGTAAACTACTCAAGCATTCGCGCAGGCACATTAGAACATCGTCGCAGCGTGGAGCAATTCCAATGGCTGACATTTATCCCGATGTTATGCGATGCCGTCATGAAAACATGGCTGGATACCGCAGTACTTGCCGGAAAAATTAAAAAAACCGATGTACAAGTACGCTGGACACCACCACGCTGGGATTGGGTGGACCCGGTACGCGACATGACCGGAGAGCTGCTAGAAGTTGCAGCAGGATTTAAACCATGGGGTGAAGCGGTTCGCGGACGTGGGTTTAGTCCGGATGAAAACATTGCTGAAATTTCAGCTGAGCAGGAGAAATTTAGAAAAGCCGGCATTGAAATCAAGATTAATGATCTGGCGCTAGGAGCTGCAAGTATTGCGGCGCAGGCATCTGATCAGGAAAAACAGAACATTAAATAGATTTTTTATCTGAAGTGCATTTTTTAACAGTTTTTCTTGGAAATATAAAACATAACTCTGTAAAAAGTAAGTTATTTAAAGCCTTACTAATTTACTTTTTACAGGTAATGATATGTCAAAAAAACAGCGCATTGAAGGTCAGGTCAACCGCACCTTTACGCTTCAAGTTCAGCAAAAAAGCATCGCACAGCGTATGGAAGACGAAAACGTTTCTGATGCTGCCGAGCTGTCTCCAAATCTCGTTTTAACTTTTCCATTTTCAAGTGAAGAGTCTTACACCCGTAGCTCATGGTTTGACGAGCCATGGAATGAGGTGTTGGGTCATGCGGATGGAGAGTGCGACTTAACTCGATTGAATAGCGGTGCGCCTGTGCTTTCAAATCACGGCAGATATCGCACCGGAGATTCTCCACTCGCATTGATCGGCACTACCGAAAAAGCATGGATTGAAGGAGGTCGCGGCTATGTTGAAATCAAGCTTTCGCGCCGTGAAGGCATGGAAGGTTTATTACAAGACATTGCAGACGGCATCGTGCGCAATGTTTCCGTGGGCTACCAGATTTTAGAGCGCACCTTAATCAAACAAAATCAGGACGCACCTGACGATTATCGCGTTACCAAGTGGATGCCCCTGGAAGTGTCAATTGTTGACATTCCGGCTGATGCCACCGTAGGAATTGGCCGCTCATTTGAGCAGCCTGCAGAGGGCACCCGATTACGGGTGATTGATTTGCCCGACCAGGGCTTTTTAGAGAGAGGTAATAACATGAGCCAAGCTCAAACACCTGCGTCGGGCAGTGAGAATCAACCCGATCATCAAGCCGTGCAACGTGCAGCTGCTGAAGCTGAACGCACACGTGGCCTTGAAATTCGTACTGCTGTACGCGCGGCTTCACTAGATGACGCTTATGCAGACGAACTAATCACATCTGGCGTTTCACTGGATGCCGCTCGCTCAGCAGTATTATCAAGACTCGCTGAACGCACAGCAGCTGCAGCAGTGACTAGCCAGGCAAACATTCAAACAATTACTGACGAAACAGAAACACGTCGCAGCTTGATGGCGGAAGCGATTTTACATCGCGCGAATCCATCTAAACCGCTCAGCGAAGGTGCTCGTAATTTTGCCGGGTTAACCATGATGGATATGGCTCGCGAAAGTCTTGAGTCACGTGGTATTAGTACACGCGGTATGGATCGTATGAAAATTGCAGAACGTGCATTTGAATCTACATCCGATTTGCCGAATATTTTGGCAAATGTGGCAAATAAATCATTGCGTGACGCTTACTTATCAGCACCACGCACATTTCAGCCATGGGCACGTCAAGGTGTTGCGTCTGATTTTAAAACAATCTCACGCACCAACATGTCTGATGCACCGGCACTTGAATCCGTCACTGAAAATGGTGAATTTAAACGCGGCGCAGTGACTGATGGAAAAGAAACTTATCAACTGGCAACAGTGGGTAAGATCATCGGCATCACCCGTCAAGCCATTATTAATGATGATCTTGGCGCATTTACACGCTTGCCAGCATTATTCGCCAATGCAGCAGCAAATTATGAGTCAGATACTGTTTACGGCATCTTAACCGCAAATGCAGCACTTTCTGATGGCACAGCACTGTTCCATGCTAATCATGGCAACTTGACCGGAACAGGTACGGCATTATCAGTTACTTCACTTGGTGTTGCACGTGCATTGCTGCGCAAGCAAACAACACCACAGGGTGCGGTTATGAACCTGACACCTAAGTACCTGATCGTTCCTGCTGCGCTTGAAACGATTGCCAACCAATTTGTAAGCCAAGCTTACATTGCAGCGCAATCAAGCAACATCAACCCGTTTGCAGGTGCATTGCAAGTTGTAGTTGATGCGCGCCTGGATGCATCAAGTGCTACAGCATGGTACCTGGCAGCAGACTTTAACCAGGTTGATACTGTTGAATATGCATATCTTGAAGGTCAAAACGGCGTGTACATTGAAACTCGCCAAGGCTTTGATGTGGATGGCATGGAGCTTAAAGCGCGTCTTGACTTTGCGGCAAAAGCAATTGATTACCGCGGTTTATACAAAAACGTTGGTGCTTAATTAGATCAGGCATGGAAAACCATGCCTGACTTATAGCTCATTTTTAATTAAAGGAATTGAAATGAAAAACTTTATTCAGACAGGCGACGTGCTTGATTTAGCCCCTGGTGCAGATGTGGCATCAGGTGTTGGCTACCTGTTCGGGACAGCATTGTTTGGCGTGGCAACGACAGATGTTGTAAGCGGCGCAACAGGCGCATTTGCTGTTACTGGCGTGGTAGATATTGCAAAAACCAGCGCATTGGCAATTTCAGTTGGTGATCGCGTGTTTTGGGACGCAACTAACAAGGTTGTAAACAAAACATCTACTGCTCAGCAATGCGTAGGCATTGCCGTCGCTGCAGCGGCTAACCCATCGTCTACAGTAAAAGTTTTGTTGGGCAGTAACTTGCCTGTAGCGACTTAATAGTTAGAGCAATGGCATTGTTCTCTGCAACAGAGCAAAAGATAAATGCTGCATGTATGCGGAGACTAGCTAATGCACAGGCAGATTTTGGCGGGGGGTTATTGGTAGATGGGATATTTGATTCATTGCCTGTTGATGAATATGGTACTCAATCAAATATTCCGCAATTCCAGTGTTTATCCAGTGATATTTCTGCTGTAAGTAGGGGTGCTGGCGTAGTGATTAATAGCGTAAGTTATACCGTCAAAATAATTGAGCCAGACGGAACTGGAATGGCATTAGTTGAATTAACAAAGGCATAACGTGGCAAATCATGTAAGGCAACAAATCAGAGAGGCTTTGGCAACGGTAGTGACCAGTTTGGCAACTACCGGCGCCCGCGTGTACCAATCGCGTGTAGTACAGCTTGAACCGAATGAGTTGCCAGCGTTATTGATTGCAACTAATAGCGAAAGCATCGATGTGCTGGATTTTGTGAGCAATCCATCTTTAGAGCGCACGCTGACGATCAATGTAACTGCAGTAGCTAAAGCGGTAAGCAATCTTGATGACACTCTTGATCAGATTATCAAAGAGGTTGAAGTTGCAGTTAGCACCAGCAATACATTGGGCGGCTTGGTAAAAGATGTCGTGTTGACGGGTATTGAAATCGAAATGAACGCCGATGCTGAAATGCCAACCGGGCAAGCAGTTTTAACTTTTAACGCAAATTATTACACACGTGCGCAAGCACCTGATGTTTCACTTTAAGGAGTCATAAAATGGCTGTTTCAAAATGGAGTAACGTGGCGGTCGCGGTTCAGTCTGCGCTTGCTGCAGCTAAAACAATTACTGCAATCACCAAAGCCAGCGAAGGCGTGGTTTCATCTACAGCGCATGGTTACTCAAACGGTGATTATGTACTGCTGACTGTTCAAGGTATGTATCAACTGGACGGAGTGGTAGCTCGCGTCAGCTCAGTGGCTGCTGATTCATTTACACTGGAAGGTATCGATACAACCCTGTACGAAACATTTACCAGCGGCACTGCTGAAGAAATCACTTTCGGTACCAGCCTAACTTCTGCCACAAGTATCAACGCTAGTGGTGGGGACTTCGAATTTATTGACACGACTACCATTCACGACAACGTGAAGAAACAGATCCCTGGTCTGCCATCACCTGGCACATTCACGATGGATCTGTTCTGGGACTTAGCTGATGCTGCGCTTATCGCTTTGAAAGCTGCATCAGATAACCAGTTGCAACGTGCTGTGCGCTTCACTTTCGCTAATGGCCAAAAGGTGGTGTTTATCGGCTATGTAGGTGCGTCTGGTCTGCCTACCGGCGGCGCACAGGAAGTTGTTAAAACCAGCGTGGTAATTACCATGTTCGGTAAACCACAAGTGTACGCAAGCTAATCATGGCTGTATTAAACCGATCTGCAATTCCTGCGCCCGTTCTGCCTAAAGAGACGGTTGAAGTACCGTCTCTGAATGGCGATGTGGTGGTGCAAGGGTTGATGCTTAAGGACCGCATGGAACTCCTGTTTTCTGAATCAGAAACAGGCCGCATTAACCTTTCATTGTTGTTAAGCCTGACTGTTGTTGATGATAAAGGTGATCCACTTTTCACGCAGCAGCAGTGGGAAGTTTTCGGAGCAACAAACTTTGTTGACGCGATGGTGTTGTTTAAGGTAGCAAAACGGCTATCAGGCTTTGATGCCAAGGTGGCAGAAAAAAAGTAGGCGAGCGGCCTGAGTTGCAGTTTTCACTGTTCCTGGCAAGAACACTAGGCAGAACGCTCCATGAACTGATGCACACGATGACCGCTGAAGAGTTTGGTTTATGGCAATACGAATATCGAACTAGGCCGTGGGGTGAAATTCGCAATGACATGATGGGCGGAATCATTGCTAGCACGGTAGCAAATGTGAACCGTGGCAAAGATACAGAGCCATTCAGCGCTTATGACTTTATTCCTAAGTACGGAAAAAAAGTGCAAGAAGAACAGCCGCAAGTTGAAACTCAACCGGCTGAGTTTTTTAAACAATTTTAGGTAGTCAAATGGCAAACCAAAAAGCTGAAATAATTATCAGTGCTAAAGACCAGACTAAGATTGCATTTGCATCGGTTAAAAGCAGTCTTAGCGGCATTGGCGGTATTGCTGGCGGCTTAAATAACACACTGGGGGCATTGGCGCCGGTATTAGGTGCCGCATCATTTACAGCGTTTCTTAAAAGTGGGATCGATACGCTTGATATGCTGGGTGATCTCAGTGATCGCACTGGGGTTGCAGCTTCAACTCTTTCCGGATTTCAGCTAGTAGCAGCCCAGTCAGATACAAGCCTTGAAGCTTTAGGCAAGGGCATCAACAAACTTTCTATTTTTATGGCAGAAAATAGTGAGGAAGCCAAAAAGCTTGGTTTATCTGCTAAAGACCCAGCTGAAGCTTTTGTTCAATTAGCAAATATTATTAGTAATATTGAAGATCCGCAACAACGCGCGGCTACGGCTAATAAGATTCTTGGTAAAAGTTATCAGGAATTATTGCCAGCATTGTTGCAGGGTGGTGATGCATTGCGTGATCAAATCACAAAAGGAAAGGAATACGCAGGCGTTACAGAAGATAGTGTTCAGCAGGCACAGGCATTTAATGATCAGCTTGATGAATTAAAGATCGCGGCCACAGGATTAGGTACCAAATTAGCTACTGATTTATTGCCGACAATACTTGAAATTGTCAAAGCGATGAAAGATGCTTATACCGAAGGCGGGTTATTTAAGTCATTTTTACTTGGGCTTGGCACTCTAGGCAAAAATGAATTATTTGGCAGTGAGGCTGAAAATAAGCGTAAACGTGCCCTGCAAGCAATACCAAACGAAATTAATGAGCTTTCTACAAGACTTAGAAACGATATTAATGGATCAAAACCATTAAGTTTTATTGATCGTAAACAGATTGAGCTTGACATTAAATATTTGGCAAACGAGGCCAATAATCTTAAAAGAGAGCTTGGCATTGATCAGCCAGCATCTAAAAAGACTACTTCTAAAACCGGCGAAACCGGAACAAGCCCCAATAGCCCTAGCAGCCCATCTTTAAAGCGCGACGCAGATGCCGGCGATGCTAATCGATTTGTTGAAAGCCTCAAAAAAGAAGTTGAAACGCTGAATCTCAGCAAAACAGCATTGCTTGAATATGAAGCAGCACATCTAAAGCTTAACTCCACTCAGAAAGAAGCTGTTGCTGGCCTCATTGAGCAGCTTGCTACTCAGGAAAAGATTACACAGGCAAATAAAGACCAAGCTGAAGCGGATGAGGAGCGCCGACAGATTATTGCAGAAACTGTGCGTTCTCAAATTGAGTTTAATGCTGAAGTTGAGCGCATTAAGGATGCGATTGATCCTACACGTGAATATACCCGTGAAATAGAAAAGCTTAACGAAATGTACAAGGCTGGACGCTTGAGTGCTGAAGAGTTTGCGAAGGCTAAAGCTATGGCACAGGACGGCATGTCAGGGTTTGTTAAGTCAAACAAGGATGAATTTGAAGAGCTGAAAGACGCGATCAATGGATTCAGCCGTGATGCAACCAACTCATTGGTCGAATTTGCTTTTGGTGCCAGTGCTTCATTTGAGCAAATGGCCAATGATTTTGCAAAAGCAATTGCCAAAATGATCGTACAGAAGCAACTGATGGAGCCGCTGTTCAGCTCTATCGGTCTTGGGCTATCTGGCGGCAGTTCCGGCGGTTTGCTTGGCAGTCTTTTCGGCAATATTTTCGGTAGCAGCTCTGATGTTTCACCGTCTGCATCCTATGGCGGGATTCTTGGCATGGAAGGCGCAAGCAGCGGGGGTGGTTTTTTTGACTGGCTGAAAGGGTTTGTGCCTTCATTTGATGTTGGTACCGACTATGTGCCGCATGACATGCTAGCCATGATCCACAAGGGCGAAAAGATTGTACCGGCGGCACAGAACAACATGAGTTCAAATGGATTTGGCAATGTGTCAATGAACTTTGTGCTTAATGCGCCGGCAGATATGCGCACGCAGCAACAGATTGCCGCAAGCGCTTTTTCCGGGCTGCGTAGAGCTGCCATGAGGAACACATAATGTCATTTCTGGATATTCGATTCCCGGACAATATCAGCTACGGCGGCACCGGCGGCCCTAATTTTTCTACCGACGTTGTGGTAATTAACAGCGGTTTCGAGCAGCGCAATGCAAACTGGTTAGCTGCACGTCATTCTTATGATGTGAGTCATGCCGCCAGAACGCAGGAACAGGTTGAAGAACTGATCGCGTTTTTCAGGGTGGCACAGGGCCGCGCTCATAGTTTCCGTTATAAGGACGAGCTGGATTATAGCGCATCCGCTTCTAACGGCTTGCTTGGCACGGGCGTTGGTACTGGTTTGCCTACGTATCAGTTATACAAGAAATACACCAATGCTGCCGGTACCAGCATACGCAAAATTACGCGCCCGGTCAGCGGCACGCTCAGTGCATTTCGTGGTGCGAGTCCGATCACTATCGGTGCCGGGGCAGGCAACATCGCCATTGATAATTCGACAGGGATTGTGACTTTTGTGGCGGATGCTTCATCAGCTGCTACATCTGTGACACCTGGCGCAACCACAACTGTAGTGCTGACTACTAATCCAGGCACGCTGGTTGCTGGCAATAAGCTGTATCTTGCAGGCTTTTCCGGTGCTGACGCTGCATTGCTTAACGGGTTGGCACATACGATCAACAGCGTTACCGGTACCGGTCCTTATACCTTCGTGCTTGCTACTGATACAACGGCAAAAACCATCACCCTTGGTTCAGGTTCCGGCTACAAATATCCGCAAGCCTCCGATGTTCTGACTGCCGCATTTGAATTTGACGTTCCGGCAAGGTTTGATATTGATCAGCTGAAAGGCTTGCACATCGCACCTGGCGTTTATGGCTGGGACAGTATTCCGATTGTTGAGGTGCGGGAATGAGAACAATACCGGTAGCCCTGGCAAGCCATTTTCAACAGGAAACCATGACCATTGCCACCTGCTGGAAAGCGACATTGAAAAATGGCACTGTTTACGGATTTACAGACCACACATCAAATCTTGTATTTGATGCTGTTACCTATCTGGCAAGTGCAGGGTACACGCCTTCATCTATTACTACCACAGAGGCTCTGAGTGTAGACAATCTTGAAGTGGTAGGGATGTTATCCAATGACGCTATTGCAGACGCTGATATACACGCAGGGCTTTGGGATTACGCAGAGATAGAGATATTCCAGGTTAATTATGCCGACCTGACACAAGGCGCTTTATATCTTCGTAAGGGTTGGTTGGGTGAAGTGCGTACCGGCCGCTCCGTGTTTAGCGCAGAACTGCGCGGTATGACACAAAAGCTGCAGCAGACCATCGGCGAGCTGTATTCCCCATCATGCAGGGCTACTTTAGGAGATACAAGATGTGGCGTTAATTTAGCAAGCTTCACATTCAATGGCACGGTTCAAACCGTCACCAGTAATCGGCAGTTTACAGATAGCGGCTTGGCGCAAGCCAATGGTTATTTTGATTACGGAATCATCACGTTCACAGGAGGCTTAAATGCAGGCATTTCTATGGAAGTTAAAACATACACTACGGGCGCGGTTCTCTTACAGTTACCGATGCCATACGGCGTACAGGTTGGGGATACATTCTCGATAGTAGCTGGCTGTGCAAAACGCATCATTGAGGACTGCAAGACCAAGTTTAACAATGTGGTGAACTTTCGCGGTGAGCCATATTTCCCTGGCGTTGACCAACTGTATAAGGGGCCGATGTAATGGCAAAGCGTAAAACCATACGCGAAAAGATCGTGGATGAAGCGAGAACGTGGATTGATACCCCATTCCATCATCAGGGCCGTATCAAGTTGGTAGGCGTTGATTGTGCAGGCGTGGTGGGAATGGTGGGCGCTGCCTTGGGGTTGGTTGATGAAAATGACATACCGAAGGACTACGCTAAACATCCAAATGGCACTGAAATGACCAAAGTGCTTGATGAAAAAATGGTGCGTATCCCTGTCCCAGAGGCAACTATTGGTGACATTTATCACTTTTGTTTCGACCGTGACCCGCAGCACTTAGGCATCATCACAGACATTGGCATTATTCACGCTTATGCACAGGCCAGAAAATGCGTAGAACATAGCCTAGACTCCACTTGGCAATCACGCATCAGGGGTGCATACAGATTCAAGGGGATTAAATAATGGCATCATTGGTGCTGGGCATTGCCGGTGCTGCTGCATTAGGCCCTGCTGGATTGGCGTGGGGAGGTGCGCTTGGGATGTCAGGCGCACAGATTGGCTTTATTGCCGGTTCAAGTCTAGGATCTATGCTATTTGCACCTAATATGCCGGATATTCAAGGTCCGCGCATGGGTGACTTGAAAGTGCAGGCATCAACATACGGCACGATGATTCCGATCTATTACGGCACTGCCAGAGGGGCAGGGCAGGTTATCTGGTCAAGTGACCTGATTGAAACTTCACATGAAGAAGAAGCCGGCGGTAAAGGTGGTCCAAGTCAATCTGTGACGACTTATACTTATTCAGTCAATTGTGCGGTAGGCGTGTGTGAAGGTGAAATTACCGGTATTCGCAGGATATGGGCCAATGGCGATTTAATCTACGACCAAAGCACTGGCAACTTAGGGCCGACTGGTCAATCATCCAATATTCGTGTTTATACCGGCTCAGAGACACAGGTTGCAGACTCATTGCTAGAGTCTTATTTAGGCGCTGGCAACGTTCCTGCTCATCGTGGGCTTGCATATGTTGTATTTGAGAACTTGCAGCTTGAAAAATACGGTAACAGAATCCCAAATTTTAGCTTTGAAGTCGTGGCCAGTGGTGCGTTTTCATTACCGGCACCGGTAAAGCAATCAGAATCCACTATCGTACACTCAATCGCACACCCGTTCATTGATGGCGTTTATCTTTCAACCAGCATAGACAACACCAATGCAAATCCTTATGTGCTGCATGTCACAGACGTGATTGCGGGTACAGACCGCACACAAGATGTAGGCACAGCTGCTGCATCAAATGGCAGCGGGTATATCACCTATGTTAAAGCAGGCATAGACCCAGTTACCGGACTGCCTATGCTTATCAATGAAATATGGGTACAGGTTAACGATGCGCCTACCGTTGCGGTGGCCTTTGATGCGACTACACTGGAGTTTACAAGGCTGATACAGCCTAGCGCAGCAATCAATGTTTCATCGGTTGGCAAAATGATATTTGATGAGTCAGCCAACAAGGTGATATTTGCATCCACAGCATTTGGCGGCGGGTTAGGTTATAACGCGCTTAATCCAGTGCCATTAACATGGGATGGCTACGATACGGCAGACGTGACTAACAATGTATTTGATGGCGTATCTATTGCCGGTGAAAACTCAGTGGCATTGTCGAATTTCAATACTTTCATTTGCTTTTTTGTTGGCGGCGCGTTTGTAAAGACTGTAACAGTCGCAACCAGCGCGCCGCATATTGCTTACGACAGTATCCGCAACCGTTACGCAATCTATGACGGCAATGTGCTCACAAAATCAATATTCAAGACATTTGCAGATGACGGTATTTTTGCAACCACATCACACAGCCCGACCACAACAGCATCTATTGCTACATTCGGATCACTGGATTACCTGCGCAATATTGATAAATATGTTTTTAGTGACAGGAAGTATATCTATTTCCTGAATGCTGACACATTTGAAACTGAAAGCAGCATAGAGATATTTAGTGTCAGTGCCGGCGTTATTTTGAACAGTTTCCAGATTGCTGCTATGCCTGAATACCTGGTGTCTTATGTGACAGACCCGTCAGACGGCCTGGCTTTGGTGCCAATTACCAATAGACTATCTAATAACACCGTAACCTTGTCCAGCATTGTTTCTGATATTTGCAGCCGTGTAGAGCTTGCAGCTGGCGATATTGATGTGACGCAGCTCACAGACGATGTTGAAGGCTACACAATCGCGCAACAGATGAGCGCTCGCGCTGCGCTGGATGGCGTACAGGCGGCATTCTTTTTTGACGCGGTGGAGAGTAACTGATGGCTGGCAAAATCAAATTTGTTAAGCGTGGTCAATCACTTGCGGCAACTGTCACAGAGGATGATCTGGCGGCACATGACTGGGGCAGCGATGCACCAGATCCAATCAATAAAGTCCGCGCACAGGATCTGGAATTGCCGCATGAAATCAATGTGCTGTATTTCAATTCAGGCGCGGATTATCAGCAGGGTACGCAAAAGGCAGAACGGCAAACCGGCAGCGGCGTAAACACCATGACCATCGCTTTGCCGGTAGTCATGGATGACACTAAAGCCAAGCAGGTGGCAGACGTTAACCTGTTTAACGCTTGGGTGCAGCGTACTACCTACACTTTACAAGTGTCACGCAAATGGTCAAAACTTGAGCCAACGGATGTGATAGACGTGGTTTATAACGATGTGACCATGCGCATGCGCATCACTAAAAAAGACGATGCAAAGCCTGGCATTATATCGCTGGAGTGCATAGCGGAGGATAGCGCAATTTATACACAATCCGGCACTGGCGCAGGAAGTTCAAACATCCAGGCTCAGGTAGTCACCATCCCAGTGCAGACCCTGGCGATGTTCCTGGACATTCCGCTATTGCGTGACAGCGATAATGACGCAGGCGTTTACTTTGCGGCTTGCGGTTATCGAACTGGCTGGGGTGGTTGTGCGCTATTCAAATCCAATGATAACGGCTCAACCTATTCACAAATATTCTCGGTCACTGATGAAGCCAGCATTGGGAATGCCACGACCGCACTGGGTAATTTCTATGGCGGCAACATATTCGACGAGCTTAATTCCGTCACCATAAAAATGTTTACAGGCACGCTCTCAAGCACGACAGAGCTGGCGGTGTTGAATGGCGCAAATTATGCGGTGCTTGGTGATGAGTTAATCCAGTTCAAAAATGCAGAACTGATCGCAGCCAATACCTATAAGCTTACTGGCTTATTGCGTGGCCGGCGCGGCACTGAATGGGCAATGGGTGCTCATGCTATTGGTGAGCGGTTCGTGCTTGCCAGCACCGTATCATGGCGCAGAATCCCGTTGCAGTCCGGTGATATTGGACTGACCAGGTTATTCAAGCCGGTAAGCTTTGGCATGACAATTCAGCAGACAGCTGCAATTCCGGTAACCCCGGCAGCGGTAGGTTTGGAATGTTATTCGCCAGTTCAGGCCGGCGCCGGTAGAAATTCAGCAGGAGATGTAACCATAAACTGGATACGCAGGAACCGGTTAAATGCTGAATGGCGTGATTATACAGATGTGCCGATGAGCGAAGCGGTTGAGAGTTATGAAATTGATATTATGGACGCTACGTTCACCGCAGTCAAAAGAACACTGACTGCAAGCACAAACAGCGTGACTTATACGGTTGCACAGCAGGCCGCTGACTATACAAGCGAAGGGCTTGATACAATATATGTCAACATTTACCAGTTAAGCGCGATTGTCGGTCGAGGTTATCCATTGCAGGCTACATTCAGCCTGCCAGTCACTTTAACTTCAAACAAATGGCGCGTTTATATCACCGGCTATACATCATTTTTCCAATCTTCATTAATTTCTGAAATTGAAATGGCGGCAACGGTTGGCGGTGCAGATCAATGCACTGGCGGCATTGCAACTGCAAGCAGCGGAACGGCTGCTAATGCTTTTGATAACAACACAGGCACTTGGACTTCAGTCACAGAAACATCGCCAAACTGGATAGCGTATGAATTTGCATCAAGCGTTGGCGTCGGAGAATTGGCAATCACTTGCGCTGATGGCACACGCGCAATAACGGCATTCAGCTTGCAGCAATATATCGGCGCTTCGTGGATAACTGTATTTAGCGCATCAGGCCAGACGTGGACGAGTGGCGAACGCAAGACTTACACAATTTAAGGAAACATTATGTCAGATTCAGCTACCCTTTTAGATTTAGTAAGTGCATCACAGGCAAGCAAGGAGGTGACCGTTAATGCACTTGCAGATGCTGCCAGTCCAGCCATGATATTCGGGCGCAGGGCATCTACTTGCGTTGGCTTAACCTGGGGATACTACGGCGGCAGAATGCTGGTTGATGGCGTACTGACTGCAATCGCTAACGGCACGTTGGCGCTTTCAGCAAGCACGACCAATTATGTGGAAGCAACACGCGCAGGGGTAGTGTCTAAAAATACGACTGGCTTCACGGCGGGACAGATTCCGCTATATACCATTGTCACAGGCGCATCGGCGGTTACCAGTTATACAGATGAGCGCGACTGGGTAACGCCTTACTACATTACACATGAAGTGGCGATCACTGTTACCACGGCAGACGTAACGCTGACAGCAGCACAGGCGAGGGCTGAATATATCCCAGCAAGTGGCACGTTGACAGGGAACAGGAATGTGATTGTGCCAAATCACGGTGAATGGGAAATATACAACGGCTGTGCCGGTGCGTTTACTTTAACCGTCAAAACATCTGCAGGCACGGGCATTGTGATTGCGGCAGGGGATAGGGCATTGCTGCGTGCGGATGGAACAAATGTGGTATTGATTGCGACATCATCCGGCGCTTACACATTGCCAACCGCTTCAGCCGGAACTTTAGGCGGAATCAAGGTGGGTTCAGGGTTGTCTATTGATGGGGCTGGTGTTTTATCGGCAACGGCAGGTGCGCCAGGCAGTCAGAATATTACCGACTTTGGCAATGATGCAGGCACGACCACAGGATTGACTTATGGGTATCTTGCAGGTGTTATCCGGTCAGACAATGTTGTAACAAGTGTTTCAGCCGGTACCGTTACGCTAACTGCAAGCAGCACCAACTATGTCGAGGTAAATTCATCAGGCACAGTTAGCGCCAATACCACAGGATTTACTACTGGCCGTTATCCGATGGCGCAAGTGGTGACGGATGGCTCCGGCATTACTTCAAACACTGACAAACGTGCGCCAATCTCTTTAGGCGGTGGCGGCGGTGGCGGCGGCACGATAGGCAAGCAGGCTATTTATGTATCGGCAGGGTCAATGGTCCCGTCTGTTTCAGGTGGTTGTGCTGCCTTAACGCGCATTGCCAGCGCTGCCAACCAGCCTGACATTGTGACGCTTGATTTTGACACGACTACACAGGAGTACGCGCAATTCAGCATTGTCATGCCGAAGAAATGGGACGAGGGCACCGTCACTTTTAAAGCGCACTGGTCACACGCCGCAACGACTACAAACTTTGGCGTTGTATTTGACCTGCAAGGGGTGGCGGTCAGCAATGACGATACAATTGCCGTGGCTTACGGAACTGCTCAGACAGTTACCGATACCGGCGGGACTACGAATGACCTTTATACTAGTCCAGAATCCAGCGCGATTACGATTGCAGGCACACCGGCAGCAGAGGATATGGTGTTTTTCAGGTTATCACGGGTAACCGGTAACGGGTCAGACACGATGGCGATTGATGCAAGGCTGCATGGTATTACCTTGTATATCACAACAGCAGCAGAAACGGATGCCTGATTATGATGCCATTCCCATTCCAGTTAGGCGGTGTCGGGTCAGATTTTGTTGACAATGATATTTATTTTAATAACGTCAGCTTGTTGCTGCATTTTGATGGGGCAAATTCAAGCACAACGTTTACTGATTCAAGTGAAAACAGCAAAACACTCACAGCCAATGGTAATGCACAAATTAGCACTGCACAAAGCAAGTTTGGTGGTGCGTCTGGGTTGTTTGACGGGAGCGGTGACGAAGTAAGTTTTGCAAATAGTTCTGATTTTGCATTTTCCGGTGATTTTACAATAGAGGCTTTTGTTTATATTGTGGTTTCCGATACAACGGACAGAAATATATATATAACGGCTAATAATGGCGGTTTAAGTTTTGGCCTGAACGGAAAAAAATTACAAGTTGGTGCAAATAATGTTGCCTATGATGTAAAAACTTCAGCAGACATAGCAACATCACAATGGGTTCACGTTGCGGCATCTAGGTCTGGAACAACTTTGCGATTATTTGTTAATGGAACACAAGATGGGAGCGCAACAATAACTAGGACATATACATCATCAGGCAGTCATTATATTGGAAGTGGTGGATCGTTAAATTATTTTAACGGCTACATTGATGAACTAAGAATTACTAAAGGCGTTGCCAGATACACAGCGAACTTTACGCCGCCGGCATATCCTTATTCAAACGTATAGATAACCAATAAATAATAATTAATCAAACAAGGAAGATCACAAATGCAAAGGAGAAAAACTAACAAAAACCCATGAAAGGGGTAAGCCGTGGATGAACACGCAAAACAGGTTGTCGATGCCATATCAATCGGCGGGGTAATTGCAACGATAGCAGGATGGCTTCCAGCACTGGCCGCATTGTTTTCTATCATCTGGACGCTGATCCGGATATATGAAACCAAGACCGTGCAGAAATGGCTTGGCAAATGAAAAAATGGTATCGAAGCAAAACGCTCTGGTTCAATATGTTCATGACCTCATTGATTGCCCTTGAGTCCAGCCTCGGGCAGTTAAGCGCGATTATTCCTGCGCCCTGGTATGGAATACTGGCCACAGGCTTGGCGATTGGTAACGCAGTATTGCGTGTTATTTCCACGACTGCGATTACCAAATGAAGCTCACAGAACATTTCACCATGGCCGAGCTGGTAAGTTCCAGTACGGCTTTGCGCACCGGAATAAAAAACATTCCCAGCCCGAACCAGTTGGGCAATCTTAAACTTACCGCTGAAGGTCTCGAAAAGGTAAGGGCGCTGCTAGGGTTCCCGATATTCATCACAAGTGGATTTCGTTCACCGACACTCAACCGGTTTATCGGTGGATCGGACAGCAGCGCTCATTGCCTTGGTTACGCAGCTGACTTCAAGTGTCCGCAATTCGGCTCACCTGATGACGTCGTTCGCAAAATAAAATCCAGCGATATTGCCTATGACCAGCTGATCTGCGAAGGCGGCATCAATGGCTGGGTGCATATCTCTTTTGATCCAAAAATGCGCAGGCAGACGCTCAATGCTTTATTCGACAACAAGGGTAAGGCTAGTTACCGGGAGTTTGTTTAATCATGGCTGACAAAATCGATGTAAAACTTAAAGAATGGGCAACACCAAGACAGGTAGTGTGCATTGATGCAGTCAATCAATATAAAGGCAATCTCCACCATGCGGCAAAAGCGTTAGGGATTGCCAGGCAAACCATTCAAAACGCCATCAGGGCTGTAAAGAAAAAAGCCGCATTGCAAGGCTACTCTCCGGCGCACGATATGACGCGCGTGGTGCCATCCCCGTTTGTAGTGAGGGGCGTATCTACTTACTACAACAAAGACGGGCAGCCATCCGGACAATGGGTTAAATCACAGGTTGACGCAGAACTGCGTGAACAGGCAATTCGTGAGGCCATTGAGTCCATGGTTGAAACTATGCCCAGGCTTGAACCATTATCACCACCTGCGCATGCCAATGAGAAATTATGCAACCTGTTTACATTGACGGATTGTCACGTCGGCATGTTGAGCTGGAAAAAAGAAACCGGCGATGACTGGGATCTGAAAATAGCTGAAAACACACTGGTTGGTGTATTTGAGCAAATGATACTGTCAACGCCGCATGCCAAAGTCGGCTTTGTTAATCAGCTTGGTGATTTCCTGCACTCGGATGGCATGATGCCTGTTACACCAACCAGCGGTCACATTCTTGACCAGGATGGTCGGTTCTCGAAAATCGTCACAATTGCTTTGCGTGTGTTGCGCCGGATCATTGACCTGGCACTCATGCGGCATGAAAAAGTGATTGTACTGATGGCTGAAGGCAATCATGACATGGCATCCAGTATCTGGCTGCGCGTGATATTCAAGGCGCTGTATGAGAATGAGCCGCGCGTTGAAGTTGTGGATTCAGAATTACCATATTACTACTACCAGCACGGCCAAACCATGCTGGCTTTTCATCATGGCCATTTATCAAAAAATGATTCATTACCACTGCTGTTTGCAGCACAGTTTCCTAAAGCATGGGGTGAAACAACTAAGCGGTATTGTCACACAGGCCACCGCCATCACGTGGAAGAGAAAGAACATAGCGGCATGAAGGTAATCCAGCATTCAACACTGGCAGCGCGGGACGCATACGCTGCACGTGGCGGCTGGCTATCTGAACGCGAAGCAACCGCTATTACCTATCATACCCAATATGGTCAGGTTGCACGATCAACCGTCACACCTGAGATGTTGGAATAACGGAGGTCATCATGAGATACATTCTGGCAATCATTTCATTACTTGTTTCATTCACCGCAGCTGCTGAAGTGAAGTACCTGCACTATAAATTCAATCATAACGTGGTCATTACCATTTCAAATGTTGAATGCCCGATACCAAAAATAAAAGATCAGTACGATTGGGCCGTGATTGCAACGCGCATCGATGGTGAGAAACTTATCGGCTGCTACAAAAAAGAGGATGAGGATAATATCCGTATCCAGTGGTACAAGGGCGATGTGACAGTATTGCCAGCCAATGTTTTTCTGGTAAATCCAGAGCTTGGCAACAAAGCCAAACCTGACACCAGTGAAAAGACAGCAATATGACCTGGCTAATGATTAAACTTTTTGCCGGTAAAGCATGGGACATCGTAGCAGAGCATTGGCGCGTTATTTTAATCGTGCTAATGCTTGCGGCTTTGTTTTTTTACAAAATGCGCTACGAATCCGCTGTGCAAGAACTGGCTGATTATAAGGCTGAAATAAAACAGGCCGCCAAATTGCAGGAGTTAAAAAATATCATGCTGCAAAAAACCGCAGCCAAGCATGTCAATGATATTGCCGTGGTCTATCAAGCTGAATTGGAGTCAATCAATGCTGAATATAAAAAACGTACCAATGCTACTGATATTGCTATTGCCGCTCTGCGTAAGCAGCTGCGCGACAAAATCCGAAGTGATAGCTTTGCAGTGCCCGAAATTGCCAAAGCTGCCAGCCTCACTGCCGAAGAGTGGAGAGAGCGTTACGCAACCCTTGCTGGACAATATGAAACGCTGAAACAAGGCGCGGCGATCACGACTTCAGATTTTAATACATGCAGGCAGTTACTCGATGCTGATGCAATGGTATGTGAGCGTGAAGAGTAGGCTATAATGCGCTACGTGGTTGCTAAGTCTTAACGGTGATCAGGCGGTGCTAGTTTTTAGCAAGTACGTATAAAAGACGTATGAACCGCTTGAAACCAGCATAAAATAAGCATTTGATGGTGCCCAAAAGAAGCACCTTGCTTATATTTTATACAATCTCATGCAAGCCTTATAAATAGGCGCTCATCCAATATAGACAAGGCTTGCAGAAGCTTTGTCACTTCTGTTATCTTTAACTTTTATTTGCTATTTTTAGCTACTTTCTGTTATGTTGTACGTACAAAAGACGTATGAAACAGGAAATGCCATGGCAAGTTATAGAAAGCTACCAAGTGGTAATTGGTATGCTGAATTAAAAGTCTTAAATCAGCGTGATGCAAAAGGTGGGTTCCCCACAAAAGGCCATGCGGTCGCCTGGGCCACTGAGCGTGAAGTCGAAATTCGCTCAAAGGGTTCGTCAACAAGTCCAACTAACAAATCATTGCATGATGCTTTGATCCGTTATCAGAAAGAAGTCACCCCAGATCAAAAAGGCAAGCGCTGGGAGCATATCCGTATTAATAAGTTTATGCGTGAATTACCATTTGTCGGCAAGTTAATTAGTGATGTTGATGTGCGTGACATATCTGAATGGCGTGATTTCAGACTTAAAAAGATAAAGTCCAGCTCCATAAATCGCGAGTTAAACGTACTCAGTGCTGTTTTTACGAAAGCCGTGCGTGAATGGCTTTGGTGCAAGCATAACCCGGTGCGAGATATTGCCCGGCCAAAGAACCCGAAACACCGTGATCGATTGACTACGCCAGAAGAAAAAAAGGCGATGCTTGATGCGCTTGGTTATGTTGAAGGTGCAGCCCCAGTTACGGTAGGGCAGAGAGTAGCATATGCGTATCTGATTGCACTTGAGACGGCTATGCGTGAAGGTGAGATCTGCGCACTAGAAAAGAAGGATATATTTCTGGATAAAAAGTATGTTCACGTGAAAGATTCAAAGAATGATGATTCACGTGACGTGCCGTTATCTAGCCGGGCGATAGAGTTATTTAAACTGGTACCAAATGGCTTAGGATTAAAAACATCGCAGGTTGATTCAATGTGGCGTAAGGCTAGAGGCAATACTGAAGGTAAAGTTGTTGGATTAACTTTTCATGATTCACGTCACCAGGCAATTACTGATCTGGCTAAAAAGTTAAACGTGCTGGAATTGGCTAGGATGGTGGGGCATAAGAACCCTAAAACATTGATGATTTATTTTAATGATACTGCTACGACTATGGCAGATAAGTTGGGGTGATTATTTATTTGGAATAAAACAATCGATAAAAGATTTTCTAAGATCATTTAAAGCTAAATTCAAACCCAAGCCAGTCCACGTTAATGTGTTTTTCCAAGTATCTATGATTTCAGCATCTGTCATTGAATAAGTTTCACAAGGGAACCTTTTCTTAAATTCAGAAAGTATTTTCATGTCTTCCATCTAGTCCATCCTTAAATTTATTAAAGTCTTCTTTATTTATTCCAAATGCCATGAGCAATTTACGCTTAAGAATGCTTAATATACTAGACTCTACTTTTGCAAATACATCTTTCATGATTCTATGATATTGATAATGCTTACGCTGTATTTTTTTAATTTTTGATACGTTACGCATATTACTTTGCCTCTACAATATATTTTTTTTGCAATTCTTCTAGCTTAACCTTTAAATCATCGCGTTGCTGACGCATTAACATAAACTGCTTACGCCACTCATTTTCTCGCTTATTTGCAGATTGCTCTCGTGCTCTAACTTTATTAAGTTTACTTGACATACTATAATCCCATTCAGAATACTATCTAAGCAGCATGCTTTAACTTGCCAGTATTGATTCGTGCCCACTCAATTACGTCAGCTGCAAACCATAATTTGTGGCCTTGCTTTGATTGTGTAGGACTAAATGGATCTGGGAACGTTGGCATTTTAACGATACGGTCACGCACTTCAGCGTTTTTAAGCTTTAACCAGGCGGCAATATCTTCAGTGGTCCATAGTTCCGGGGCTTTGCTGACTTTAATCGCGCTGGCACTTGCTTCCATTGCTTTAGCAATGCGTTCTAGGTTTTTTATTAAGTCGTCTGTCATATTGACCTCGGTGTTCTATATGTTTTACTTAAGTCAGCCTTAATCGTATGGCCGCGATAGCGTAGTGCATTGGCTAACTTTGCTCGGTCACGATGGCTTTTGTCGGCTTGTCCTAATAATCCAAAGTAGCTATTTGCCACTTCAAACAGATCTGATTCTGGTGTTTTCTTAACTTGGTTAACGGCCTCATTTACAGTGCGTTTTCGCGTGTATCGATACCATGGCTTAATTACTTGGCCTACGAAATCAACGCCTCGGTCTACTGTTTGAAGAATTGTTTTTGTTGGGTTTAGT